CATTAAATATTCCATATTTATCATATTTTGTAATTTTTTCTAAAATAATTGAAAGCTCAGATGTTATTCTATTTAATTTTGCTTTTGGCTTCACTTGTCTTTGTCCATATATCTTTCTTTTAATAGTTGTAGATATTTTTCAGCCTTGTTTAAATCTTCAAGACCATTTTTAAATTTATGCCTTACAATATATTTTATTATATTTCCTTCAGCAAAACTTAGTCCATGAGATTGGGCAAACTTGGTAACTTCAATGCCCTTTGTATAATAGCTTGGGTTTATTGGGTCTTTTTTCAAGTTGCCTTTTTGTGCTTGGTTTGTTGGTATTTGGTCATCTTTAGCCAGCATATTTCAAGTTTCCTTGTTGTTGTATCCCCACTTGTTATCATTCCACAGTATTCTGTTTTCATTTCCTTTGTTGGCTTCCCATAATCTATGACATGAGTACAGTGTGGGCATATTCTGTTTATTATTGAACATTTGTCAAACATATACTCTAAATAAATGCGTAAGGTCAAACCACATTTCTAGTTCTTTTTTATCCCTTTTGAAACTTAGAGTATAAAGTTTTGAGGGGCAGGAAAACACTCCAACCAAAGCTGGAGCTGAAACACCCCCACCCCTCTGCACTTCCTGATGGAGAACAGAAAGCAAACCTAAGCCCCCTTCATTAGTGTGGCATGACCTTGAATAAGTTCCTCAATCAAATTACTTGCCTGCTGTTTGCTCATTTCTTTTACACTTAGTCCAGTTGTCTCTGTTTTTTTATCAACCTTCTCCAACTCTTTTATTGCCCTGCTTTCTCCAAAATCCTTCATAAAATCTTCTCTAAGTTTATGAATGTAATTATGTTGGGGCTGAGTGGAAGGGACAGAACCATTTTTCATGTTTGGATTATGTCCAGTTATAACACCTTTTTTCTGTGGTGCTTTTACTGGAAAACCATCACCCATTTTTTTCTGTGGTCTTTTTGCTGGCTGTGCATCATCATTTGGTAAATCCTCACCAGCATAGATATATAAACCCAAACCATGTAAAGCAATAGCCTTAGCCAAGCACCTCATGATTGAAGTATTAACCTGAAAGCTGTTAGGCTCATATATGGTTTCATTCTTATTGTCCAAAACTGGATGAACCTG